CCCCCTCAAAAGGGGGACACCCCCCGTCAAGGGGACCCAAACTACCCAACACACAAAAAATACCCTACACTCGCGCCGTCCAGGGCTGCGCAATCGCCATGTTCGTACCGTCAATCGACTTTGATATCCCCCTTGCGGACTTCTCGCCGACGTTTGAGTCGCTTGAAGATCGAGTAACCGCCGCCCTCCAATCTTTAATGGAGGTGGGCCATCTGCCTACTCCGACGGAGCAAGACCGCAAAGTTGGTCGGGCAGCCCTGATGGGCAATTCGGTATCCGAGGAAGAACTCTCCAGGCCGGAAGTGATCGTTCACATCGCGGCCATGCTGGACGAGTACGACAAGACGGTCGTGAAATCTGCTGCGCAGATGCGGACCTACGTCACGAACAAACTGATTCTGGAGACCGAGAATCCCGACCCTCGGATCCGCCTGAAATCCCTGGAACTACTGGGCAAGATCTCCGACGTCGGTCTGTTCACGGACAAGACCGAAATTACCCTGCGGCACCGCCCGACCGAAGAGTTGGAGCAGATGCTGCGGGAGCGGCTGACCAAGGTCATCGAAGGCGAGGTTTTCGAGGCCAACGACTCCCAGCAATCCACGGCCAAACTAAATCTGTCAGAGATTACGGACGTGGAACCCCGCTAAGCGGATGAAAATTCCCTCTAGTATTACCCCCGCCATGCTTGACCGCTTGGTCAAGACGCTGCCGCCCGACGATGCCGTCGAGTTACTGGCCATGTTCGAGGAGTTGGAGCAGCGCAGGCGCATGACCCTGTGCCAGAACGACTTCCTGGCGTTCATCGGGGCGCTGGACCCCAAGTACAAGTTCGGTTTGCACCTCAAACGCCTGGGCGGACTGCTCATGGATGTGGAAAAGGGGTACAAAGACCGGATCGCGGTGTCGATGGCACCCCGTATGGGTAAGTCGCAGATGATTTCCATCTACTACCCGGCTTGGTATCTGGGGCGAAACCCCGACCACAAGGTAATTGTGGCGTCGCACACGGCGGATTTGGCCGTCGTGATGGCCCGCAAGGTGCGAAACCTGATGCAAACGCCGGAATACCAGAAGGTTTTCCCCAAAACGCAGATCGCGTCGGACGCCAAGGCCGCTGGCCAGTGGAATACGACCGCCGGAGGCGAGTATTTCGCCATCGGTGTGGGCGGTGCACTGGCCGGACGGGGTGCTCACCTCATCATTGCCGACGATCCGCACTCGGAACAGGACCTGAAATCGTCGAATTTCACGTCTTTGGACGCCACATACGAGTGGTTTACCGCCGGTCTTCGGACTCGTCTGATGCCGGACGGAAAAATCTGCGTTCTGCACACCCGCTGGCACCTGCGGGACCTCATTGGGCGGCTGACCAAAGACTCGGCCATGAACGAAGACGGCGACAAGTACGAAGTCTTCGAGTTTCCGGCCATTCTCAACGAGAACACCGAGGAAGAGAAGTCGATTTGGCCCGAACAGTGGGCACTTGAGGCGTTGCAGAAGACCCGGGCGTCCATGCACCACATCATGTGGCAGTGGTACGCGCAGTATCAGCAGAATCCGACGGCCTCTGAGGCTGCGATCATCAAGCGGGACTGGATCAAGTGGTGGACTGAGCGGGATCCGCCCGAAATCGACTTCATCGTGCAGGCGTACGACACGGCCCTGACCACCAAGGAGCGGTCTGACTTCACCGTGTGCCAGACCTGGGGCGTTTTCAAGGACAGCAAGGGCGTGGACAACGTGATTTTGCTGAACTGCGTGCGCGACAAGTACGAATTCCCTGAACTCAAGGTCATGGCGCTCGAACAGGCTAAAGAATGGGAGCCGGACTCGGTAATCGTGGAAGCCAAGGCGTCTGGCCAGCCGCTGATCGACGAAATGCGCAGATCTGGACTGTTTGTGCAGGACTTCAGCCCCGGAAAAGGCCAGGACAAGATCGCCCGGGTCAACGCCGTGGCCGATATGTTCGCTTCCGGGCAGGTTTGGTTCCCCGAAACGTCATGGGCATCCACGGTAGTTGAAGAGATACTGGCCTTCCCCGCCGGAGAGCACGACGACACGGTAGACGCGTGCACGCTCGCATTGATGCGGGTCCGCAAAGGTGGGATGATGCGGCTGGTTACGGATCAGGCCGACAACGAGCCTTTCTACAAGGGCCGTCGGACAGCGTATTACTGAGGGCAGGCATGGCTACAACCAAATTCATGGGGCGCAATCAATTGATTGACCGACTCGCCGCGCAGGTGGGATCTCGTGATATGGCCATCGGTATTCTGCAAAAACGGGGGCATTTGTATCCCGGCACAGAGAAACTTACACCTCAAGGGGCCGAACGTAACCGCATGACAGCCGCAGAGCGCGCCAAGGACCGCGAGTCCCGGCGCTCCGGCGTGCCGACGTCGGATCTGAAATACAACCCCAAGACAAACCGCGCAACGCGGAAGTAAGGAACCAATATGGCAACCAATTCCATGATGCCCTCGATGTACTCCGCCCCACAGGGTTTGGAAACGCTGGCCGAAGATCTACCTGTAATTGAGGTGGATATTGAACTTGAGCCGATGGAGGCGGGCAGTGTTGAGATCGAACTGGAGCCCGAGGAAGAGACCGGCGACGAGGCGTTTGACGCCAACCTTGCCGAGCACATGGACGAGAACGAACTCCAGAAGGTTGCATCTGACCTGATGGGCGAGGTGGACGGCGACATCGCCAGTCGCAAAGACTGGGTAGAGATGTTCGTCAAGGGCCTCGAAGTCCTGGGCATGAAGTACGAGGAGCGCACCGAGCCGTGGAATGGCGCGTGTGGCGTGTACTCCACGATCCTGACCGAAGCCGCAGTGCGCTTCCAGTCCGAGACGATCATCGAGACTTTCCCCGCAATGGGGCCCGTCAAAACCGAGATCGTCGGCGCCATCGACAAACTCAAAGAAGAGGCGGCGGAGCGCGTTCGGGACGACATGAATTACAAGTTGACCGAAGAGATGCCGGAGTACCGCCCCGAGCATGAACGCATGCTGTTCAACTTGGGCTTGGCTGGTGCGGCGTTCAAGAAGGTGTACTACGACCCCAGTTTGGGGCGGCAGGTATCCATCTTCGTCCCGGCAGAAGACGTCATCATTCCTTACGGCGCCACCAGCGCCATGGATGCGCAGCGGGTCACGCACCTCATGCGCAAAACCAAGAACGACATCAGGAAACTCCAAGTCGAAGGGTTTTACCGCGACATTGACCTGGGCGATCCGGTTCAGATCCACACCGATGTAGAGAAAGCCAAGGCCAAAGACCAGGGCTACAGCCTGACCGACGACGACCGGTATCAGGTCGCAGAGATCCAAGTCGATTACGACCTGCCGGGGTACGAGGACAAGGACGGCATCGCGCTGCCCTACATCATCACCATCGACCGGGGCACTTCCAAGGTCCTGGCCATCCGTCGCAACTGGCAGCCTGACGACAATAAGAAACTAAAGCGTCAGCACTTCGTACAGTACACCTACATCCCGGGGTTTGGCGCTTATGGCTTCGGCTTCATACACCTTATTGGCGGATACGCTCGTGCTGGTACTTCTCTCATCCGGCAGTTGGTTGATGCCGGTACTCTCAGCAATCTCCCGGGCGGTCTGAAGTCGCGCGGCTTGCGCGTCAAGGGCGACGACACCCCCATCGCCCCGGGTGAGTTCCGCGACGTGGACATCCCGTCTGGTGCGCTGCGCGACAACATCATGCCGCTGCCGTACAAGGAGCCCTCGCAGGTCCTGGCAGCACTGCTGGACAAGATCACCGAGGAAGGCCGCCGCCTGGGCTCGATCGCAGACATGAAGATCAGCGACATGTCGGCCCAAGCCCCGGTGGGTACGACGCTGGCCCTGTTGGAGCGACAACTCAAACTCATGAGCGCGGTGCAGGCACGTGTGCACTTCGCCATGAAGCAGGAGTTCAAACTCCTCAAGGCCATCATCCGCGACTACACCCCGTCGGTGTATGAGTACGAGCCGGAGAAGGGCAGCCGCCGCGCCAAGCAAGAGGATTACGACATGGTGGAGGTTATCCCCGTGTCGGACCCCAACAGCAGCACGATGGCGCAGCGGATCATGCAGTACCAAGCGGTCATTCAGTTGGCTGCGCAGGCTCCGCAGATCTACGACCTGCCCCAGTTGCACCGGCAGATGATCGAGGTCCTGGGCGTAAAGAACGCCGAGAAGTTGGTGCCCATCGAAGACGACATGACCCCGCGCGACCCGCTGTCGGAGAACATGGCGTTCCTCAACGGCAAGCCCACCAAGGCGTTTATCTACCAAGATCACGACGCTCACATCGCCACCCACATGGCGCTGATGCAAGACCCGCTGATGGCGCAGCAGATTGGCCAAAACCCGATGGCCCAGCAGATGATGGCGTCCATCCAGGCGCACATCATGGAGCACTTGTCCTTCGCCTACCGGGCCAAGGTCGAGGAGCAACTGGGCGTGCCGCTGCCCCCGCCCAACGAGCAGTTGCCCGAGGAAGTCGAGGTCAACCTCTCGCGCATCATCGCGCAGGCTGCCCAGCAGTTGTTGGCTAAGGACAAGGCCCAGGCCGCGCAACAGCAAGCGCAGGAGATGCAGCAGGATCCGCTGATCCAGATGCAGCAGAAGGAACTCCAGATCAAGGCCCAGGAAGCCCAGATCAAAGCGCAGAAGGTCATGGGCGACTTGCAGGTCAAGCAGCAAGAACTGGCGCTCAAGGCCCAGGAGGCGGCGTCGCGCAGCGGAGAAGACCCGCAACTCAAGGCGATGGCGCAGCAGATGGACATGCAGATGCGGCAGCAGTCGCATGACCAGAACCTCCAGCAGAGTGCCCAGACGCACCAGCAGAAGATGGCCCAAGCCGCCCAGACGGCTGAGCAGCAGGCCAAGATCCGGGCGTTCCAGGCAGCCACGGCTGCGATGGGCAAAGCCAATCAACCCAAGAAGAAGGAGAAGCCTGAGTGAGTGGACCGCTAGTTTCGCTGATGATGATTTCCTACAACAACGTGGCCTACCTCAAGGCCGCGATTGACAGCGTGTTGGCGCAGACCCACACGAATTGGGAGATGGTCATCAGCGACGACTGCTCCACTGACGGATCCTGGGAACTGGCCCAGGTCCTCGGAGCCCGGGACAGCCGAATCAAGGTCGTACAAAACGAGCGCAACCTCAAGACTCCGGGCAACCGCGCCGCAGCGGCACGGCACCTGAACGGGGAGTTTGTGGGGCACATCGACGCTGATGACATGCTCTACCCGTACTCGGTTGAACACATGCTCCGGCTGTTCGCCGCCCGTCCAGATGTAGACATGGCGTACTCCGACATGGCCGACATCAACACCAAAAGCAAAGTCACCGGCTATCGGGCCCACCCGGACGAGAGCACAAACCTTGCGTTCCACGGCTGGCGGCACTTTGGCATGTACCGCATGCGCGCGTACAAGACGGTGGCTGGGTACAACGACAAGTTGACCCAAGGGTGTGAGGACGGAGACTTGTTCCTCCAGATCGCAGAGCATCACAAGTTTGTACGCCTCCCAGAAGTGCTGTACGCCTATAGATCTCATGGGGACAACAGCAGCACCAAGAACCACAAGTGCGCAACCTGTCCTGATAGACCGGTGTGCAACTACGTACAGATATGGTCTAAACACGCTGGGTATGACCCCGTTACGTTTACTCCTCTGAAGAAAGAGTCCTGATGGCAACAACAGTGTTTGATGTGCTCACCCGTGATATTGAAGACAAGCGCGACACGGTTGCGCGGGCTCTTGTTGATGGTGCGGCGCGTGACTACGCGGAATACAAATCCATGTGTGGCGAGATCCGGGGTCTCTCGGTTGCACATGCCTACATAACTGACCTCGTGCGACGAATGGAGCAAGACGACGATGAGTGAACTACTTGTAAGCCAGGACGGTGAGACCGCAACCACGCTGCCCCAAACAGCGGAGGAGAAGGCCCGCCAGATCCCGGACCCCTCAACCTTTCATCTCCTGTGCGTTCTCCCAGAGATTGATGAACAGTACGACAGTGGACTGGTCAAGGCCAGTCAGACGATGCACTTCGAAGAAGTGCTCTCGCCTGTCCTGTTCGTCGTCAAGATGGGCCCGGACGCTTACAAGGACGAGAAACGATTCCCCTCTGGCCCTTCGTGCAAGGTTGGAGATTTCGTTCTGGTGCGGCCCAACACGGGCACGCGCATCAAGATCCACGGCAAGGAGTTTCGGATCATCAACGATGACTCCGTGGAAGCCGTGGTGCAAGACCCCCGGGGCATTTCCCGTGCGTAAGGAGTAGACCATGCCGCTTGATAAAGAAGAGTTCAAGTTCCCCGACGAGAAGGTCGAGGACAAGAAAGACGACGTGGAGTTTGAAGTCGAAGGTGAGGGTAAACCCGAAATCGAGGTGGTGGACGACACCCCTGAAGGGGACCGTGGCCGCGCTCCCATGAAAGAGCCGCCCAAGGAACTGACCGACGATGAACTCAACAAGTACGACGAAGGGGTGCGCAAGCGCATCCAGCACTTCACCAAGGGATATCACGAAGAACGTCGGGCTAAGGAAGCCGCCCTGCGCGAACGTGAAGAGGCCATTCGAATTGCCAAGGCTGTAGCCGACGAGAATAAGAAACTCAAGGGCTCACTGTCTGAGGGCAAGAAAGCCCTGCACGAGCAGGCGCTCAAACAGGTCGAAGGTGAGGTCGAAACCTTTAAGGCACGGCTGCGGGACGCCCTGGAAGCGGGTAATGCCAACGATATGGCGTACTGGCAAGATCAGTTGACCAGCGCCAAGATCAAACAAGACCGTTTGCAGAATCTGCAAGTTGAGCCTTTACAGGAAACTGATTTTGGGGTACAAATTCCCCAACCGTCTGAACCAGAACCGGCGGCAGACCCCAAACTACTTGCATGGCGGGAGAATAATCAGTGGTTTGGGCCCAATAAGCGTATGACCGCGTACGCCCTGGGACTGCATGATGATCTGGTGGCAGAAGGAATACCGCCCGGCAGTGACGAATACTGGAAACGGATCGACACTGACGTGCGGACAAGGTTCCCAGAGCAATTTGGATCTGAGGAGCCCGCTGATGCGCCCAAAACTCAGCGTGTGAAGTCCAATGTTGTCGCCCCGGCGACTCGTAGCACAGCGCCCAAGAAAATCGTGCTCACGAAGTCACAGGTCGAAATCGCCAAGCGGCTTGGAGTTCCCCTGGAACTCTACGCACGTAAGGTTGCGGAAGAGATGAGGAAATAATCATGGCCGAGCAAGATCGCAAGAGTCGAGATCTGGAATCCCGTGAACAAGCGGCGCGTCCCAAACTACAGTGGACTCCGCCCCAACTGCTACCTGACCCTGAGCCTGAGCCGGGTTACGCTTTCCGTTGGATTCGCCTGAGCACGCTCAACAATCCCGACCCCACGAATATCTCCTCGAAACTCCGCGAAGGCTGGGAGCCGGTCAAGGCAAGCACACAGCCCAAACTGTTTGCTATGTCTAATCCCCAGAGTCGATTCCCTGATGGGGTCGAAATTGGCGGCCTGCTCCTGTGCAAGACCCCTGTCGAGTTGACACAGCAGCGCAATGCCTATTACCAAAATCAGGCAGATGCGCAGATGAACTCTGTGGACAACAACTTCATGCGCGAGAGCAATCCAAAGATGCCGCTCTTCAACGAGCGCCGTTCTGAGGTGAAGTTCGGACGTGGTTAAATAATCTTAGGAGTCCAACATGGCATACCCCACTGTTGACGCCGCATACGGTTTTAAGCCCATCAATGAACTAAATGGGCTTCCGTACGCAGGCGCTACGCGCCAGATTCCGATTCAACGTAACTATGGCACCGCGATCTTCGCCGGTGACTTGGTTAAGTTTGAAGCGGGTCTGATTGAGATCACCGACATGACCTCTGCAAGCACTTCGGCGCTTGGTCAGGCAGGCATCTTCGTCGGTTGCTCGTACACCAACCCCTCGACTGGCCAGAAGTTGTTCGCCCAATACTACCCCGGTAGTATCGCGGCCAACGACATCGTTGCTTACGTTGTGGATGACGATCGTGCAGTCTTCAAGGCTGTGATGATTGCTCAGACCGGCAGCGTGTCCAACACTGCCACCGCCATCGGCTTTGTTTCGCAAGCCTTCGTTGGCACCAACCTGTTCCCGGTCACGGGCACGGCTGGCAGCACGACCACGGGCAACAGCGCGATGGGCGTGTGCGGCACCAACCCCACCAACGGCTCTGGCGGCATTCGTGTGCTGACCACCGCTCCGTTCCGCGTGGTCGGTGTTGTTCCTGAGACTGGTGTGACGCTCTCTGGCTCGGGCACCTGCTCGACCACGACCATCACTCTGGCCGCTGCGGTGACTGGCCTGCAAGCCGGTATGCAGTTCATCGTTCCGGGTGTGGCGAACGCCAACCCCGGCGACTACAACCTCGTGACGAACGTGAACGGCACTACGGTGACGATCAGCCGTTCGGTGACCATTGCTGCCGCTACCGCCATGACCTTCGTGGGCTTCCCCGAAGTTCTGGTCAAGTGGAACCAGGGTTACCACAGTTACGACAACCCGTTGGCAACTGGCCTGTAAGGAGTAATTCAAAATGGCAATTTCTCGTGCCCAACTACTGAAGGAACTCCTGCCCGGCCTGAACGCGCTGTTTGGTCTGGAGTACGCCCGCTACGGCGAAGAACACAAAGAGATCTACGAAAC